CCATCCTCCGGAAAGATCTCCTCTATATGTCCCAGTATTTTGTTGACCACCTTGTGGAAAGTTAGTTCTACCAAAATTATAGCCAGCACCAGCAGCGTATAACGCGTTCATTGCTTGGTTTTGATAGTCAGGAGTGAATATAGGCGCGTTAGGAACGCCTGATATGCCTGATCCTATATTGCCTTGTATGTCAGCAATATTGGCTCCGTAACCTTGCTGTGCTCGCGCTTCATTAAGGGCAGCATCGCCATATATTCCAGAAAGAAAATCTCTCTGACCACCAAAAAGATTTGCTAAGTTAACGCCTTGAGAGCCGTAAATGTTAGCGAGGTTAGTGGCAAGACTTGACTCTCTGTTAGCAAGATCTCGCCCAGTTTCCATTCTTCCTGCGGCAAGATTTACTCCCAAATTATTTAGCGCTTGAGCTGCCGGTAATCCTGTAGATAACCCGTAAGCAGAAAGCTGGTTGCCCAAATTCGTCTGAGTTTGAAGCTGCTGGCCACCAAGAGCTGATGCAATGTTAGCTAAGTTTGCGCCCTCTTGAGTTCGCGCTTGCAGTCTAGCCTGAGCCTCTGCCGAAGCAAGATTAGCTAAGTTGGACCCGCCTTGTGTTGCGATTGTCGCTGCACTGCCACTTGCGCCAAGTCCTTGGCCTGATAGAGCGCCTAAGTTCGCTATCTGCTGCTGTAGCCCTTGTGAAGCTAGTCCCTGCCCGAAGCGCTGTAACTCCTTTTGGACGTTACCGCCTCCGAGACCGCCTGTAGCTGCTGCGCCTGCTAAGTTGGCTCTCATGCCCTGTTCGCGCAGGAATGCCATCTGTGGAGATTCTTGATAAGCCTGATTAAATGCGTCCTGACCTAGAGCTCCTGAAAGCGCAAGCTGCTGCTGTAGCGCAGTAGTGCCAGCTTCACGGTAAGGATCAAACATCCCTTCGGCGCGACCAAATGCGTCGGTGATATCTGTTCTAGCTTGGCCTATACCAGCGCCTAAAGCCTCAAGTCCTTGCGTAGTGCTAGAGGTAATGTCTCCTCTGGCCCTCTCAGCTTGTTGTTGAGCCTGCTCAAGACCCAAAGCGTATTGACTCTGTAGATCTTGCCTACCGGCAGCATTTAGCTGATCTAAACGATCTATGGCCGCCTGAGCGCCACCCTTGAGAGCTTGTTCGGCTCCGAGAAGTCCTGTGCTTAAATCCTCTACTGTTTTTGGTTCTTCAGTTACAGACTTAGGGGTGATGGGGGTTCCAGCTCTAGCTTCAGCAATTTGGCTAGGACTGTAACCTAACTGCTCTGTAAGGTTGCGCTCGACCACTTCTTCAGGAGCACTGAAGTATTGAGAAACATCCTTGGTGCTTGCTACACCTTTTTCTATAAGTTTCTGGACCGCAGCGACTTGCGGAGCGTCCAAGGTCCCGCTTGTAAATGCGTTACGAGGAATACCTGTAAGACTTTCAAGAACGAAAGTTTTCTCAACATTAAAATAGTTTGAGACATCATTTACGTCAACATCGCCAGAATTGAGAAGACCTTTAACCTTCTCTACTGTTTCGTAGTCATAAGGAGGCTGAGCTGAAAGCCCTTGTAATTTACTGATGCTCATGGCTGCATTCCACCCATATTAAATATTCTGGCTACTTGTTCTGTAGTGAACTCGTTCTGTGGCTGCTGACCAACGCCAGATGTCAATGGAGCTCGTTTACCTTCTGCCATTTCTTGGCGGCCGTAGTTATCTAAGTGCCACCGAGCGTATCCTTCTAAAGTATTAAACTGAGGATCGCCTCCAGCAAGAAGCCGAGATCTATTAGCCATATACCCTTCTTCTATGTCTGGGTTCATATCTATGTACTTTTGCACTTCGCCAGCTGTCATATCCATTTGCCCAGCGTTAGAAAATTCTGGCTGCTTAAATTGAGCAAACTGAAGAGCTTGAGGATTGGTTAAACCTGAAAGAGCAGAATAATCCATAGGGACATTCTGTGGGGCTAAATTTGAATAATCTATATTGCCACCTAAAAGCGCTTGTTTCTGTCTCTGAAGTCCTGAGATTAATGCTTGCTGAGCCATGTAGTCGCCGGCTTGGGTTGCCTCAACCATTGGTTGGAACGTCTGCCCAGCTAATCCTAGCTGCTGCTGCATTCCTTGCTGGCGAATATTTTGACCCGCCTGATAGGCTGGCAAGAGGGCATCCATGCTACGCTGCCCGTAGTCTTGGATCATTCCAATCTCTTGAGCTCTTTGCTTTGCTGCTTGCTCGGCTGCTTTTTTGTTAGCCCTATTTTGCAAGAAAGAACCGCCAAGGCTTGCTGCCGTGCTGGCTAAGGTTGATAAAGTTACTGGATCCATGACGATACCCTATTTAATTTGTTCAATTTTAACATATTTATACCGCTAACCATCCCCTAGACTTATCGCCTGCTATGTCTGGCTGCATCTTGCGGTATTCAATGTTTCCTGCTGTTCCGGTTGAATCTATGTACAAACTATACTGCCGAGCCTCTACTACGCCTTCTGGTGAGCCAGTTCCGACAATCGGGATGCTCAGGCTTGCGTCCTGAGTGAACTGCCTGAAGGGCTGCGCCATAGTCCCATCGGATTGTACGATAGGCTGGGCGGCGTTTAGTCTTGGATTGCTCACTTGTCTCCACCAATAATGTTCGCCGTTAGTTGAATGATTACAGGCTTAACCGCATCCGTTAAAGTGAAGCGGAATATTTCAAACCGAGCTGCGCGTCCGTTTCTGCGCCATATAGCTCTGCGAGTGTATTCACCAATCTTTCCTATTGAGCGCGAGATAGGGCCGCTCCAAGTCTTTCCGTCTTTGCTTCGCTCTAAAACTATTTGAGGATCGGGAACGTCTGCGTTACCAACGCCAGACTCTACCGTTAGCTCTAAGCTTGGAAAGAAAACAGATTGCATATTATTTTGGAAAGGTTGTGTGGCAACCCTACGCACAATTGTGTTTCCGTATTCTGTGTAAGTGTCTGGGTCCAGCTCACCTATCCGGCCGTCAACAATATCGCCGCACAAAATCTTGTTATATGCCTTCACTACCGAAGACACTCTGAAAGCTCCAAGAGCTCCTTCAAGGAATGATTTTCTTTCGTGCCAGCGTTGTGACGTGGTGTCATATACAAGCGTCGTAGCGGGCAGTGAGAAGCCGATAAAGTAGGCCCCCTTGCTTGCGTATGCCCAAGAATAAATGGACCTTACTTGCTCGTCTGTAAGCGTAGACAGCAACGAGTCAATCGCAGTAGTGGATACCTTTACAGTGCTGTTTCCATTTAGGGCCCAGATAGCCGGTCCTTCATTTTCTCCACCGCCTACCCACATAAAAGTATCTTGAGCATTAACTAGAGAGTAAGGCGCGTAACATCCTTTCTGTAAAAATAATCCAGTTCTACTAAATGGAAAATCAGCCCCGCCTATATTCTGGAAAGCCTCAAAGGTTTGACCGCCAGAGATGAAAAGTTGGTTTTTAAATACTACCGGAGCAACAATGTCATCAGGGTCTGACTCGGCTGTACCAAAGTCTAGAGCGTTATAGCTCAAGCCGTCATTGATGGAGCTTACTATGAACTTCTTAGAATCAGTGGTAACTAAGAAGTAGCCATCTATGAACACTACAAACTGTGGGTTGCCGTTTGCAGTGAAGTCAGAATCCGTAATCTCACTAAACGTATCAGTGACGTGATTGTATATATAACCTTTGCCATCAGGCACAAGGATCATTAACTGCGTTCCATTATCTGCCATTGAGACACGATCAGTGCCTTCAATATCATTAATAAACGTCAGCGTGTAATCGTCGCCAGATTCGTCTAAGCGGTAAAGTCTTGTGCCGTTTACGAAGTAAGGCTTTCCAGCCATTTCGTGAGCGCCACGGTTTACGTTAGCAATCTCACCAGAGGTTTCGAGCTGAACAATACCTTCAGTGCCGAATAAAGTCTCTTGAGAAAGACCAGCGCCTTGAACAATATTCGGATACCAGTTAGTGCACTCTTGAGCGGAGATAGGCAGAGAGTCACTAACATAAAAACCGTTCGCTATTGGCAGTTGAGTCACAGGCATTAGAACGCCCCTATAACAGCATCCAATACAACAATGTTATCTGTTGTTGATTCATTCCTTACAAATAATTCAACGTAATCACCATCATCTAATATGATATTTACAAACGTAGCTAGACTTCTGTAAAGGCCGCTAGATGTAGTAGTAGTTGTCTTGGATGATTGAATTACTGATCCATTCTTAGCAATGTAAAGCGAAACTTGATGATTAGTTCCGCTAGTTACAGTCATGCTAACTACCGCATTAACGATATGCCTTGCAGTATTACCTGTGTGCGTAATTCTGCCGGTGGTATCTCCTGTGTATCCTGCTTCATCTCCGACTATAAATGTCCCAGCTACTTTTACCGCCGTAGCAGTGCTAGTGATTACAGTCTCGTCAGAGTTGCCGTGCATAGTTACATTGGCGTACTCAGCAACACCTACTTGTGCAATAGTGACATAGCTGTCAGTAGAAGTAATGCCTATTCCGTTACCAGCAACCAGACTTGCAAACGTAGGGCTGTCTGCTGTGGTGTTTAGGAATATAGGAGCGCCTGTAGCATCCTGTGAGAAATTATGAGCCAGTATCACCCCATTCTCAGGTGATACGTTAGCTATAATACCTGATCCATTCTCAAGGTTCCTGATGTTGTTTACAGTTCCCTGAGTGTCTAAGATTGCTGCACCAGTAACCGCGCCGTCTTGGACTATAGATCCTGTCACACCTAGACCGCTAACAAAGTTGTCGTAGCTGATCTTGTAGTTAGTCCCATTGACAACGTAGTCTAAATAACCGCCAGCCTCAACCGTGGTCTTAGCAACGAAATCACTTTTCTTACGACCTTGTGCTCGTGTAGTCATTGCGTATTGTTCTCCAGACCGATAGCGCCAGTAGTCTCGGCGAGTATCTCAGCCTCAGCATCTGGGTAGAAATGTCCGTTAAGGCCCCAAGACTCATCTTCGTTACCAGAGCCGATAGGCAGTGTAGATGGTAGTGCGCTTGCTCTAATGCGCTGCCCAATGGTTCGCATAGTCTGCATACCTTGACGGGCCGCTAGGACCAGTCCGTCAGAGACTACGCCTCCGTAATCTGGCGCGACTTCTATTGCCATATTTGCAATAACTCCGCGCAATGCACCTGTCGGAATTGTTACAGTATCACCTAAATCTGACACTTCCGTATAACCCAAGCTAATGCCTTGAGCATCTAGCTGAGCCATGTAATTATTTAGAGCGAATATATAGTCTTGGTACTCATCAGGCTCAAGAGGAGCTTCAGACGCTTGTACCAGAATCCGTTGTAGCGATGCTTTTGCAACCTGAGCGACAGTAGCCATTACTCGTACATAGCTCCTTTAGCTTTTGCTTTCTTCTTAGGCTTCTTTGCAGCCTTAGCAGCAGCTGCTCTGCCTTCTTTCGTGTAGGGATATTTCTTACCTTTAACCATTGGCATGGTATTACCTCACTCGAATGTTGCTGTTTTTGCTGATTGCCTAAACGCTTTAGCAGTAGGCGCGCCTTTTGAGCCAGCCTTCCTCATTCTTTCAGGAGTCTTGCCTTCAGCCTTTTGCCGCTTGATGCGCTTACGCTTTTTGTGAATGTTTTCGTACAGTCCAGCCATTATTCGTACCTTGCTGATTTAGCGCCTTTACACTTCCAGCGCTTACGACTTAGGTTGTTTGGCGTATTAGGATCGTTCTGCTTGTCTTTAGGCAATCGTTTCTTGATCCCTAATGATCTAGCACAGTATGAGTCGCCCTTCTTAGTTCCAGCGCGTACTCGTGGTCCACCGTCACTAGCTTTCCCAGCCTGCCCGTAGGAGACCTTCTTGCCTGACGCTGTGACCTTAACCTTGGCCTTGCCTTTCTGTGGTTTTGCCATATAAGCGAAAAGGGGGCCGAAGCCCCCTCCTCCATTCTAGCGTTATACGCCGAAGCCTTGACCTGCGAAGAGCGGGTTAAAGGTTGCGTATGCGGGCAGAAGGTCAAAACGAATCTTCTGCGTGTTAGCGTCACCGTCTGCGTACTTAGATACGCGGATGCTGAATCCATCGCTAGTAGTAGCGATAGTATCAGTGCTGTAGAGCTTAGGCAGCTTAACAGTACCGATGCCGAACGCCTGCTTCGTGTAGAAGAGGTTAGGCTGGTACAGAGTTGAAGCAGCACCAAGGATAGTTACAACGTCACCGCTAGTAGGAGCCGCGCTTACGTTGTTGTACTGACCATTTGCTTCGTAGATAGCAGCACCTGAGACAGTGATAGTCGCAGCGTTGCCAGCGATAGTCACATCTTCGAGTACAGTACCTGTCCAAAGGACTTGGTTGCCAGCAGCATCAAGGATAGGCTCACGAGTTGCTACGTTCAGACGGTAAACGCCTGCGATAGTAACCATGTCGCCAGCTTTGATAGTACCAGTACCCAAGTTGTTCAGAGACAGAACCTGCGTCATAGTGTCCTTAGCTGTAACGTAAGTTGCGTCAGGAGTAGAAGCCAAAGCGCCTGCACGGTCAGTAGTAGAACCTGAAGTGTAGCTAGACAGAGCGTTAGATGTAAGAGCCATCATGCCGCCGAAGTTGCTAGAGATTTGCGCTTTTTCCCACGCTGTACGAACAAGGCCATCAGCCGCATTCAGACCGTTCTGAGCTGAAGACAGCGCAGTAGTGGTGAATGGGTTCATGATGTAGTACTTCTCGTCAGACATTGGAACACCGACTGAATCCATCAAAGCACCAGCACCTGCAACGTCGCCCCAAGCATCAACGGCAGTGCCGTGAGTACCATACTTGAGTGAGGCGTTCTTGCGGATGTATGCGCCAAGATCGAGCTCCATGTCAGTCACAATGCGACGTGCCATTGGCTCAAGGATCTGATCGAGTTGGTCTAGCTCAAGCGCTTCCTCAACATTGCCCCACTCAGTAGCGGCAGTGAAGTAGTCCTGAACTGTACCAGTCGCCTTACCTGCAATGATGTCGCTCTTAGTGCTTGAGCTAATGTCACCGCCAGAAGTACGGATGCTGTTGTAGTCGTGTGGACGCTTGAAGTCTACAGTTGAACCCGATGCAGGGTTGAATTTGCCTGACAAGAGCTGTGTGTTTACAGTCTTAGTCAGAACTCGTGATGCCTCAAAAGCATCAAGAAAGACGCGAGCGACTTTCCGAGTTACGTTACTATTAAGATTGTTAGCCATTCTGGATCACCTTCCTATTCAAATGTGGCACCTTTTGGCCCTCTAGGTTTGGGAGCCGTACCAGCGCCGTGTGGCTGCTCCAAAGGATCAGGAGCGTTATTTACCTTGGGTTTAAGCGATGCAGCTTTCTCCTTGATTAATGTAGCTACTCTTACCGCTGCGTGAGCTGGCGGTAGTTGTCGCAACGTATCAAGTTCAAGCGGGTTCTTAGACAGGTACTTTGTGATCAGAGGACCGTAATCGTCTTCTAAAATCACATTAACCAGTGACTCGTCTATGCCGAACTGCGCCACCGTGTTTCCTGCTTCTTGTAGTTCCTCCGAAGAGATACCTAACTTAGTTGCCCGCTTAGAGTAAGAGCTTACCTTTTCTGTTAGCTCTTCCTGCTGCTTTAACAATTCCTGCTGCCGCATTTGTTCTTGCTGCTGCCGAATTGCTTGCTGCTCAAATTCATACCTAGCAGCATCTTGCAGGGCCTTCTCCCTCATTTGCAGACTTTGGCGATATTCATATTCTGATACCGCAAAAGGATCTGGCAAGTCAGGAACTTTTGGGGCCTGCTTCTCGCCGAGCTTCGCCTGCAATTCTTCAAGCTGTTTTTTATAGGCTTCAGCTTCTCGCTCTTTCTCTCTGAGCTTGAATACCTTCTTACCTACAGCCTCATCAAATATGCGTTGCTGTTGCTCGTCGAACTTGACCTGTTTATCCTGAGTATCCTCAGTCTCCGGTGCTGAATCGGAATCCTGCGCCTCCGCAGAATCTTCAGTTTCTACTACCTCTGTCTCCGTGGTTACGTCGTCCTCGGATTCGTACGCGTAGTTGTCTTCTGGTTGCAGCTCGCTCATATTGTGCCCCTTACAGGTAAATTGCCCAGAGAAGGTCTGGTGGCCTGCGTGAATTATAACATATTCACAAAAAAATCAATATATAGGTATAATCTTTCAAACACTAACTACAGGTGTAACCATGAATAAGATCATAGACTTATTTGAAACCGATGATCCTGATCAGATAGCCGACGATATTGTTAGCCTTGTAAATCAAGCAATCCTTGCTCACGCTTATGGTGAGTTTGAAGAGTGCGAAGAGATACAAGAAGAAATAGAAGAAAAGGTCCGGCTTTTAGCTGGTGCCGATTAATCCTCTAAATTTCTCAACGCTGACAATCTCGGCAGATCTGCTACACCAGCGGCATCATTTATCCTTTTGACCTCATCATCACTTAGGATGCGGTTTACCTTCATTTGCCCACCTATTAACCATTCTCCAGTCATATTAGGGTTGGTTTTGTACCTGTAATGACCGCCATAGGGAACTTGGTCAGTAATGTGAGCTGTGCGCGGTATTATTTTCCCAGCCTTTGTCCTTTCGGCTCTATTCATTGCTTCGGTTTGCCAATCGTAATCAGCGGGCATTTCAACCTCAGCCCATACCTGATTGTCTGGCCTTACGTTCGGCGCTTTCATTGTCTTGTCTTTTTGCATTGTAGCGGGATCGTATTTTTCTCCAATATGAGTAGCTATAGGTAAATCACCAGAGTGCCAACCAGCCCTAAATGCCAGAGGACCTATTTTGGATTTCACTTTATTTCCAGTCATTTCTCCAGCTTCTGCCGGCAGCCACTCATTCATTGGTATCTTCTGGTTCGCGTTAACGAACAATGGATACAAATTACCCTCAGCATCAGTTCGGAATAACTTATAAGCAGTCTGTGTTTTTTCTGGGATTCTATTGGGATCAAGAAGATCATTTAGCGCCGACTTAGGTCTAGTAGGTCCTGAGAACGTCTCAGAAGACACAGGAGCCGTTCTACGATCCTCCATGCCTCGAAGTATGTCTTCAGTTATGCGTCCGCCCATAGCTCCTGTCTCGATCTTTCTGAGCTGATTGCGTGGCGGCAGCATTGGATCGAATCCACCCTCTTGAACAATATCAGGCAAGAATTCAAACATTTGATACTGCTGATCAAAGTTGCCTAATGGGCTGCCGTAAACGCCGGCAGGGTAGACATCATACTCAGGGCTCAAGCTATAACCGCGCTCAGGATCTAGTCGACCAGCCGAGATAACAGCCCCGTCAGGAGCTTGAAGCAAGCGCGTATCTGTTGCAGCTGTTCTGGCTTCAGCCAAGGTTAACCCGCCACGAAGAGCGTACTTCTTATCTAGCAAGTCTAGTACCGCTTTTCGCTGATCGCCGGTTGCTGAGTATAAATTAGTCAATGACTCATCGTTTCTAATTCCTTTCCAGCTAGGAATTATTTCAGCAATATCTGCGTCCATGTCATCCAAGTCAACGTCGCTTAGTTTGGCTCTGTTGTACTTGAGCATCGGCGTTGCCACCTGAGATGAGAAGTCGCCGCCAGTTGGGCTCATGTTTACAGGTAGGAATAACGGGTTAGGACCACCCTGCCCTGTCAAAGCCCTAGACATATCAAGTATTGACGACTTAGATCCGGTCACTCCGGCTTCTGTAGCTCGCCACAAAGTATCAGCGTTTAGCGGGTCACCCATATGGCCCATGCCGCCCCTTGTGGTATGGCCGATAGGGATGCCGTTAATGTTGGCTATCCTGTTGCCAGCCATGCTCCTGTCTGACATTGAGAGCACGAAAGGATAGCCCTCAAAGTCTTGCAGTCTGATAATGTTGTCTTGAGACGGCCGGCGGTCCTCATACTGAACTTGCAGATTTCTTATCCGGTCCATGTCTCTTGTTCTGCCCACGCCTGAATTGCTACCAGCGCCCGCGTTAAACGTCCTTGGATCTATATTAAGATCGCCGCCGAGAGCTTGAATTGCTGGCTTTTTTTGAATGTATTGAGGTGGCGGGGTTGGTGGTAGTCCTCCAAGCGCAGTAGCAGTATCAAGGCTTGTGACAGGCTCACGATAGAACGATAGCGCACTGCCTTCTCTGCCCATACTAGGGTTTGCCATTTCGTCAGACATCAGCCCTCTGTAGCCCCTAGACTGAATCATCTGCTCTAGGTCTGTTGGGCCCTTGGAAAACGATCTTAGGCCCTCTGGGTCTCTCTGAACGTCATAGAGTTCACGCAGCTGAGTAACGTACCTGTTATCGCTGGGGACAATAGCTTCTGGCCTTACCGCAGCCGGATCGCCGGTTGGGCGGTAGAAATAGGTGCGTAGCGGTGCACCCTCGTACTTTATCCTATTTGATTCTTCGCCTCTTGCGCCGGTCCCGTAGTAGTTTGGGTCTGCCGTCGTAATGTTAGGCTGCCTGCTAAACTGCACACCAGTTGTTGAAGATGGCGTCAGGTCACCAGAAGGCAGTGAGAACATCTCATTTTCTTCTAAGTCAAACCTGAACCGGATAGGCTCGCCTCTGGCTGTGGTTATATCCGTAAAAAAGTTAGTTGAGTCTGGGTCAATGATGGCCTTGTATTGAGGTCTGCCCATTGAGTCTATCTGAGGCTTTATGGGAACGCCTTGACCGTACAAGCCTTCTGTATTGCCCTTGCTATAAATCAGGCCACGATCAGTGAATACAGAGTCCTGATCGTATCTGTCGCCGTAGTTTCTGGCTTTTATTGGGTCTATGTCTTGGACAATGAAAGAGCGCTCAGGACTTCCGTAAACGCCTTTAACCATTGAGACTTTATCAGGACCGAACTCAAGCAACAGCTCTCTAGCCATTTTCCTAGTTCGTTCTGTGTTTTCTTCTGGAGTTAAATCACCTCTTTCCGCTGAAAATATAGCGAACCGATTATTTAGAAGATTGACTCCACCCATTGCCAATGGGCCTTCAAATTTCGGCGCACCAGCCAAAGGAACAAACTCATCTATGTCTGCTACCAGCGCTTGGTTGACCGTATCCATTGCAGCTTCTGCCTGCATCTCGCGGGTCATCTGCTCTGCTGGCACATCCTTGTAACGATCACTTTTCTGGATTATGTCAAGCTTGTCTGGGGCCCTCTTGCCGAATGCAGGAATCAAAGCGCCGGTCATCATTGATGCGGCTAGAGCTCTAAGCTTCTCGTATTCTTTTGTGTCACCGGCTGCCTTAGCTCGCTCAGCGGCTTTGCGTGTTTGCTCGGCAAGGATAAAAGACTCACCGCCTCCGGCAATAGCGCCGATGTAAGGTACGAAGTCCAGCGCTGTTCTAAGCGGGTTCTCTTTGATGTCTTGAGCAACGCCTGCGCCGAAGTTATAGACATCTTCGCCTATATCCTCAATTGACGTTTCTTTGAGGTAATCGTAGACGTAAGGCAGAATATCCCTGCCGCCTGCCGCATAGAACGCTGCTGGACCATAGGCAGCCCTAGCCGCCTTTACGAACTCGCCGTACTCAAGGTCATCAGGTATCTTTCCGCTTTCCTGAATCGCTCTGGCTGCGTCGCCTCGACCCCTATTCTCCAGCTCCCTGATGGCAAGGAGCTGGTCTAATTGTTGCTCTTTAGCTAATGGAAGTGGCACCGGACGCAATCCTCGCTAGATCAAAATCAGACAGCTGAGTCATTTGCGCTTTACGCATCTGCTCATCCATTAAGTCAGACATCTTCTTTTGATTGTCTAACTCTTCGCCCATTGTCTTGGCCGCTGTGTTATCAATCGTTGCACCGGCTTGCTGCGCCTTGATCTCGGCCTCTATGCGCTTGGTCTGCGCGTTGAATGCGTCGATCTGGTTGTCTGCTTGATCGCCGACAGTCTGCGTCTGTAGCTTCTGAGCTTCTATCTGCAATTTCATCTGCTCATTCTGAAGCTTAGCTTGCTCTATCTGAGCCCGTATCATTTCTGCCTGAGCTTTCATCTGCTCAGCTTGTGCTAGGACCATTGCTGCGTCAGGCTGCTGCTGGCCCTGTGCTGCCATTTGAGCCTGCTGTAGCTGCATGAGCTCTTCTTCAGTCATTTGTGACTGCGGGATCAAGCCTTGCTGTAGCATCTGCGCTCGCTTGCGCTCAGCCATCTGCGTAGCTGCCGGAGTGTTCACATTCTGCAACAACAGGTCTCCGGCGATCTGCATGAGAGACGGGTCCACCTTGGCAAGATTAGTGATTGCCTCTAATGTTTCTTGCTGGCGGTTGCGGAAGCTAGGTCCTGCACGACAGATCACATCGTATGTGCCCACAGATAGATCATTGACCACCACAATCTCGCCGGTGGCGTTGTCTATGACCTTCTGGTTGATGTCTGCCATGTCGTAGCTTTCATCTTCTCTCAGGACGCGCACTGTGCGCTCTGTGTCGTAGACCTTAGGGATAGCATCCTTGATCAGATTGCCGGTTGCCGTGATAGCTATCTCAAGCGCTCTGGTGTACTGGTAGGTGGCATTGTCGCCTTTGTTTTGAAGCTGACGAATAGCAACGCCTGATTGCGCGTTGGGGTTGTCGCCCATGTTCGCCGCAAACATACCAGACGTTGCGTTCATCATGCCCTGCATTGCCTGAGCAATAGTCCTTAGACCGCCGTTAACCTGAGCGCCGCCTTGCTGCTGGGGCACAGCTGGGAACTCAGGATCAGGGTTAAAGAACTGCACCGGATCGCTGTTGGTGTTTAGCGTTGCAAGCTGGTCCTCATGCCCTGCCGCTTGTGCAGGAGTCATCCAGTATTTGGCTCTTGGTGCTAGTGCGCCCTCTTCGATCTCACGGCTCAGTGCGTAGTTCAGAACGCGCTGCGGGTCCAGTAGCTTCTCTACCACACCCCAGTAGATAGTCTTATTCTCGAATACCTTGAAGTTGCCGTAAACAGGAACGACAGGGATTCGGTTGAATACCGTGTCCTTGTCATCTTCGAGCCAGTCCTTGCCGTCAAAGTAGCGAGAGCAGACCTTGTGCATCTTGCGCTTGCGACGACGGACCTCGGTGACGCCGATAGCTTCTAGATCGTCTTTGATCTTATCGTAGTCCTCATTGACCTCGTGAGTCTGTCCATTAGACATCATGACCAGCTCACGGTCTTCTGATTCAACGTAGAGAAACTCGCCAACAACAATGACCTCTGCCTTGTCGTAGTATGCGTCGCCTTCACGGTCATCAGTCACAGACTCTTCGGAGCCCTCTGGCCAGCGGCTCTTGTACTCGTTGACCGCCATAGGATGCAACACGAACGCGTAACGTGCATCTGACTTGTCTTGCTTTTCCGCTGCTGGATCAAACCAGACGCGGTCCAATGGATTCGCAATTTTCTCAATCACGATGTCTTGGTCAAAGCTATTGTCATCCGCGTACTTCTGGCAGACACGCCATGCGTCAAATCCGCTAGTGATCATGCCACGGCAAGACTGAGCGTATATCTGCTTAGCGTTAGAGATGTTCTCAATGTTTCGGATTATGCCGTCGTAGGTAGCAGCAACGTCCTTAGTGGCATTGCCGCCGGCTGGGCTGACACGGATGTCAAAGTCAGCCTGCTCAATCTCAGATGAGACCTGAGAAATAATAGGGTTGACTTGATCAAACGTGTAGCGAGGCTTGTTCTGGTTTGAGTTCCACCAGTATGGTTCCCACTGACCGTCACGCTTATCCGCAAATAAGTGGGCCTCTCGGGCCATCTCTCGGTTATCATGGTCAGCCTGTTGGCAAGAGCTAAGCAGATCAATTACGTTCTTGTGATCGTCGTAATTATCCTTGTAGGACAGATCGTCTTCGGTGTATTCAGCCGACTCTTCCTTTTCTTCGTATCCGTTTTCGTATGTAGCCATAGTCTAGCCCCAGCCAGAGAAATTAATTTTGACAGCCTGCTGCTGCACTGCTTTAGGTGAAAACATCGCCATCATGAGCGCGTCGCCCATGTTAGGAGATGGCAGCTGATACTTCTTCGCCATGTCCAGTTTGGTCATAATCGCTATTTTACCATTGTTTGACCTTTTTTGCGGTATACGGCATACCTCTGATCTTAACTGTTGCAATACGGGAATGTCAGACGAAAGAGAAATTAGATTCTCTGGGTCAATGTACTCGCCTTTAGTGACTGCCCTATACGTCGCCTCGAACCTGTCCCTAAGCTTCCACCAATACTGTGCTCGCTTGTTCAGGAATGTGTCTCGGTTGGTCTTAGAGTCTGATCCGCTGTACGGCACCATAGCGTCATCAGGCGATTCAGAGCCACGGAACTGGTGCTTCTGCATCTTGGTTGACTCAAGCTCCTGATCTACCTGTCGCTTGAGCGCTATACCCATGCCGTCGCAATCCCATACGAACCAGTCAGCCTGCGCCTCACGAGCCTTACGCAGCGCCCAATCCATGCCCTCGGCTACATCGCCAGTGACCTTCTCGCAGATGTCTAGGACCACTGAGCCTTTCCGGAGGGCGAACCCTTTGGAATCACCGCCCTCATCTGAGGGATCGTGTGAGGCGATGATTGCGCCGGTGCCCTCAAAGCCGAGCTTAACGTGAGCATCTATGGCTGCATCGAACCATTCTGCGGGGATGATGCTGTCTTCTACGTCATCTAGGAAATGGCCGCGCCACACATGGTCAAACAAGGCAGGGCTCATGCGCTCCCTGTCGCCGTCCATCTCGCGCTTCAGTACATCAGGCGCTAGTGGGTTGTCTTCAATATTGATCATGACGATCAGATGGTCTTCGTCCTCATAGAACCCGTCGCGCAGTAACTCCTTCTCAAATGGCTTGATAAAGCGCTGGCTGAATGCGTCTAGCGATGACCTTGGGTTGGCTGAGAACCAGAGCTCTGATCCTTCCTCACGCAGTGTAGGCGTCAGGGCCTTGAGAGAATCGAAGGAGATAGTCTGAGCTTCCTCCACCCAGAAGCGCTGGAAGCCGTGCGCACTTTTAATGGCCTCTGGGTCCCGAGCCATTCCCTTGAAGCGGAACACCGGTTCTTCGTTGTACAAGATCTGCGACTTCTGGACCTCAAAGCCCTTGAGATCTAGCCGCTCAATCTCAGCCCGCAGGATACTCAGTACAGAGTCGTCTATGCTGTTCTGAAACTCACGGAAGCAGAGAGTCTTGATCCCCTTTGTCATAGCGTCCATCAGGCACAGGTCAGCGAAGCTCATGCTCTTCCCACTTCCCCTACCGCCCACTGCGACCTTTATGCGCTTGGGCTTGAGGAAAGGCTGAAGCTTCTTAGGAATCTGCATCTTAGGCATTAGTCGTGGCGCTTCTTGGCGATCTCAGCTTTCATTTCTTTGACGGACTCAAGCAATTTATTGCCAAGCTCTTCATTGGCTTCGGGCTCTTTAGCCTTGCCAAATATCCTGTCGTAGTTGTCCAGATACTTGCTCACGTTGTATTTGCGGGGCCGTGAGCCCTTGCCGCCTTCCCACGGACCGGTACTCATTCCACCACCTCAACAGTCCACTGCATATCAACCTCAATGGGGTCACCGTCCCTGCCAGAGAGCTCTGTGCGCTTTGTCTCGGTCCAGCCGGCCTGATGTGATAACCAGAACTTAGCTGCGTTAACGTCACCCTCCAAGCCCTTCATCTGAAGCGAGCCTGCCATCTGAGCAATCGCCAGTGCCTTACCCTTCCTGTAGGCTTCACCAAATTCTGGCTGCCTTTCCATTGCGCGGTTTAACGTGTTGAAACAACAGCCAAAATAATCAGCGAGCTGCTGCTTGGTTAATGAAGGCGCAAGCCTGAAGCATTCTTTAATTTCTTCGCTAGTAAAGACGCGTGTGCTGCCGTGTACTGGCTTATCGTCACTCACTGCCTGAACTCCTGAAATTGTTCAATAGGTATATGACAGACCGGCTCTTGATCCTGCCAGTCCCTCATCTCGTTCCTGCCGCCAAAGCCAAGCGTGAAGTCGCATTGGCCGAGGTTAGTAAACATTACGCTGTCATTCCATTCAACGACTAGAAACACAGGTAGGCCAGTGTCCTCCTGTAATCTCTTAGCTCCCTGAACTTTTGCCAGCGAAATCATAAGTGTAGGGTATTGTAACACATCATTATTGCGGCAGCGCAATTCAACCCATGCCATAGCCTCGCCGTCCCTGAGTGCTAAACAGTCCACATGGTACTTGATAGAGACTTTCTGTAACTCGCACTTCCACTTGGCGCAGACTATGTCGCCCAATGCTTTCTCTTTAGCCTTGGTGGCTTCATTCTCGTAGAGTGGCCTACTCATCGCATTTGCTCTTTTTCTCGACAAGAATAGAATCTCTTGAATAAACCATTCGAGTAATCACCGAGTCATTGTAACCCTTTCCAAAGGTCTGTGAGGGCACCACGGTTATCTTGCCGCCTTTCGCCAGATATTCAGCCTTGTGCTGATCTAAAATTGCCTGCTGCTTTTGTTTTGTTACTGTGTTGT